AACTCATGAAAATATCGTGTCACTAAATGCGGCTATTCGCCGCCCGTTGGGTTCATTCATCCCGATGAATCGGGACTGACCTGAACATTTGTTCCAGAATTTTCATTCCGTTTTGGGCCGGGGCATAAATTTTTCAAACCCCGGCGTGCCAGATGCCGAAATAAGTCCGCAGGGCAAGCGGCAAAACCTTATGACAAAACTTACCGAAACCGCAACCAAACCAGGCAACGGAAAAGCTTCCGCCTCGGTGGTAGCAGCTGCCAACAGCATTCTCAAAGCCGCCGAACCGAAAAACGGCGGGAATGTACCTGCCGTAAAAACCGAACCGGAGAAGCCTGCGTTACCCGCGCCTGAGGCTAAAAAGGAGATGACCCTGACAGAGAAGATCCTCCGTATCGAAAACCTTCAGCTGGTCATCGAGAAGAGGGCCAAGCTGGTGCAGACACGCTCAGAACTGGACCGATTCCAGATCGCCTCCAACGACTTCAACTGCACCATGCGGCTGAACGATTCAGACGGGAACACGTTTATGACCTCGTTCACTCCGGGGATCAAAAAGGTGATCGATTTTCTTAAGACTTCCTTCGACGCAAGCATCTCCGAGACAGAGAGCAAAATCGAATTCTGAAGGATCTGCAAACGTTTCTTTGAGAGCGTTCCGGTGAAAGCCGGGACGCTCTTTTTTTGTTCGTTGGGGAGATAGAAAAATAGTGTCCTTTATTCCGCGAGTGATCCATTCTACTATTGCATCATGAGCTCAGGATATATCCGTTTACAGCAGGTGCTGGATCACATGGATCGGTTAGATGACCAAGGCAGAAATGTTCCTTTTCAGATCCGGTTCGTTACCGTTGACCGTAACCGTGGAACCGGCGGAGAAGTGATTGAATTGTCCGGCGTGCGAAAATGCATTGGGAAGCGTAACGGCAAAGCCGTATTCGATACCAGAAAGAAAGGTGAGAATAAGAATCCCGGCGCAGGTAATCCCCGTCACTGGGTCAACTCCACCCGAAACCTCCTGTTGCCAAATGGCCAGATCCGCAAAGTCCATATCCGGCTTATCGTGGAATTCAATCATCAGAAAGTGTGCTACTAGATGAAACAACCCATTGTCTTCCACAACGATTTTGCCATCCTTCCCGGGGCGAAAGCCATCGTGACTAACAGCAGGGATGCGGATGCTGCAAAACCTTCCCTGGTTGTGCCCAAGGATGACGCTTCTTCCGAGTGGTCACCCTGGGGCGATGACAACCTGTTTCCCCAGAACGTTCTGGCCGATCTGGAGAAGAATTCCATCGCCCTGCGTGCGCTGGAAAAACGCAAGACGGTCCATTTCGGACGGGGAATCATGCCCTATACAGAATCTCCGGCGGAAGATCCCACGAAAAACCCGGTGCGCAATCCGGTCAAGGATCCCGAGGTGCTGGAGTTTTTCAAGTTCAACCGGCTGAACCTGCAGTGGATCGATCTGATCGGAAGCCTGGAGATGTTTGCCAACGGGTGGCTGGAGTTCATTCTGAACAAGGGAAAAGACAAGATCAACCGGGTGATAGTCAAAGATCCGGCTTATTGTCGCAACGGGAGGATGGATCCCCGAAGCGGAAGGATTCCCAACCTCTATTATTCCGCTCAATGGGCTGATGGTACACCCTCCCAGGAGAACGGGATACTGTACAAGATCCCGATGTATGATCCGCTGAAGTATGACGGGAAGACTTACCGGGACGGAAAGTTCGCATATCCGGTCTATTACCGGTCCTTCAACAAGTCCTATTACCACCTGTCAGTGTGGAACGGATTACGAACCGGTGGCTGGATGGCCATTGCCAATATGGTTCCTGCCTTAAAGCAGGCCATTATGAAGAACCAGATGACCATCAAGTACCACATCGAGATCCCGGACGATTACTTCGTTAACCGTTATCCGTCACCGGACTTCACCAAGGATGATCGGGAAGCCAAAAAGCTGGAGGTCCTGACCGAAATGAACAAGTTCCTGTCGGATGTGGAGAACTCCGGAAAGTCCTTCCTCACCTTCACCTTTTACAATAAGTTCAAACAGGAGTACATCTCCGGGTGGAAGATCAATGTGATCGACAACAAGCTCAAGGATGATGCTTATTTGCCCGATTCTCAGGCGGCAAATTCCGAGATCCTGTTTGCCTTGGGTGTGGATCCCTGTCTGATCGGAGCAGGTATCCCGGGAGGAAAGCTGGGAGCAGGAAGCGGATCGGACAAACGCGAAGCCTTCTGGATGCTCAATGCCGAAATGGGTGTTTACCGGCAGATCTCCCTGGAGCCGCTCTACTTCATACGGGATTTTAACGGGTGGAATCCGGAAATCCAGTTTGACTATGTCACTGTGGATACTTCTCAGACGCAGGACGAACACCCTACAAAGACTTCCAAACGAATCGATCAAAACCAGCAGTGATGAGCCTGATCACAGACATTGCCCAGGTGCGGGCAGCCTCGACCGTCAGTGTTAGCAACACCCTTGCCAACTGGCAGCCCTATATCGATGAAGCTGAGTACACTTTCATCAGGCCGGCTATCGGTGCCGAACTTTTCTCCCTGCTGGATGAAAAAGCCGGGGCTGCCCAACAGGATGAACCTTTTTTGACGGCTTTAAACCATATCCGTCGGCCGCTTGCCCTGTATGCACTCTACCTGGGAATCGATGAGTTTTCCGTGAATCTTTCGGCCCAGGGCATCCAGGTGATCACAACAGATACCCACAAGAGCGCTCCTCAGTACCTGATACAGAACCTGAAAGAGTCCACCATGCGCCGGGCCCATACGCTGATGGACCTGGCCCTGGAGTACTTTGAAATGAACCGGGAGGCTTTTCCAGGATTCTCCCCGCAGGATCCGGATCTATTTTTACATTCCGCCGCCGAGTTCAGCCGGCAAGTGGATATCCGATCCAGCCGAAGGGTTTTTCTCTCACTTAAACCCGTCATTGCTTCCATAGAGCGGAAGTACATCCGGCCGACCCTGTCGGATGGGTACTTCAAGGTGTTGAAAGAGGCCCTGAAAAGTGCTTCAACTTTGTCTGAAGATGATCAGGCCGTTGTAAATCTGATCCGTCCTGCCCTGGCTCATCTGACAATCGCCCGGGCGCTGCAGGAGATCTCCATCGACATCCTGGACTGGGGTGTGTTTGCCACGGCCGCAAGCACCTTTACCAACGTGGCCACCAAGCAGACCTCCAACCAGGTGAGAATTTCAGCCATGATCCAGGCCAACCAGCTGGATGGGGAAGCAGAATTGAAAGCCCTGCAGGAGTTCCTCGATATGAATGCTACCGAAGAGAAGTACCCGGAGTATTATTCCTCAGACCGGTACGCCGGTCCTGATAAAGCCCGGACGCGGGGAGAGTTTCCCAATGCGGCTGAAAACTCATTTTTTGTCGCTTAACAATTTCTGCCATGCTTACAGATACCCCCTGGAACTTTGCCGATGCACTCTCAAAAGTGGCCGTGCTGCTGATCTCCTACCTGTCTCCCGTAAAAGAGATTGTACATGTGCTTTTAATCTTTATCGCCGTCGACTTTATTTCCGGGATATGGGCTTCACGCAAACGGTGCGAAAAGATCGAAAGCCGAAGGCTGCGCAAGACCTTGACCAAGTTCCTTTGGTACACCGTGGCTTTGATCCTCTCCTATATGATGGAGCGGACCTTTCACCTTTCGTGGTCCAATCTCTCAGGTATCGTTGGCGGCTTTATCTGCTTCATTGAACTGAAGAGCATCTTTGAGAATATCACCGTGATCACGGGGGAACCCGTGTTTATGAAAATACTGAACCTCATTCGCCGGCGAGGATCCAAAGCTATGGAGGATCTGTCGGAGGATGACCCAAAAACCAATGACGATGGCACAGATTGAACCGTTGATTCCCCTGATCTTCCGCTGGGAAGGAGGATGGGCCGACGACCCCGACGACCGCGGTGGAAAAACCAACATGGGCGTTACCCTGGCGACCTGGAAGTCGTGCGGGTATGATAAAGACCTTGACGGCGATGTGGATCAGGAAGATCTACGCCTGATCACCCGGCTGGATGTGGTGAACCTGCTCCGTATCCACTACTGGAACCGTTGGATGGCAGATCTGATCGTTAGCCAGCCGGTGGCCAACATCCTGGTGGACTGGCTGTGGAACTCCGGCCGTCACGGGATTGTGATCCCGCAGCGTTTACTGGGAGTGAGACCGGACGGCGTGGTGGGAATGCAGACCATCCATGCCGTCAACAGCCGTGATCCACGCTCTTTGTTTGGAGCCCTGAAAGAGGAGCGCAAGGCGTTTTTCCTCTCCCTGGTCAAGCGGGATCCTAAGCAAAAGAAATTCCTCAAGGGCTGGATGAACCGGTTAAACGCTTTTAAATTCACCGATCCATGAACCGCCAGTTTTTGATTGTGGTCTCCGTTCTCTTTTTGGGTTGCTCCTCTTCCCGGCACTTGGATAAACCCCCAATGCTCACCTTCTGGAAGGTGGAACGTGACACCGTCTGGTCGCTGCGTGATACGGTGGTGGTTTCTCCCCCGGACAGTTGCCTTATGGAAGCGCTTTTGGAATGCGACAGCAACGGGCGGGCCCTGCTCTCCCGGGTGCTTTCACTTCAAACCGGCCAACGGCTGACCCAGCAGGTGGAACTGAAAGAGAACCACCTTCGCATAGCATCCCGTGTAAATGCCGATTCAATCACGGCTCAGATGAAAGACAGGCAGGTTACATCAAAGGAGGAGAAGGTTGTTACCATTGAGCGTGTGGTCAATGTGGTCAAAGGGTACCAATGGTTTTTCATTTACAGCGGCATCCTGCTGTGGATTTTGATATTGGTCGGCCTTGTGATCCGGTTGCTTCGGGTGTTCATCTTAAAATAACAGGATCTCAGGATGCACACTGTCAGGATAGATACAACAGAGCGAAGTCTGCCCTCCTGTTGGGATGAACTCTCCCGTTCCCAGCTGCTGTTTGTCAGTGGGATGCTCTTAAAGGGCATAAGTGTGGTCGATTTCAAGGTGGCAGCTCTATTCAGGTTTCTTTCTGTTGGGAGAAAGTTGTTTCGTCGGATCTCCGGGGAGGATGCATGGTCTTTGTGCCGGACATTGGATTTTATTCTGAAAGAGATTACTCTTTCGCGCAACCGGATTCCGGTAATCCGGATTGGATTGCATCGGTATTTTGGCCCCTCGGACGGTCTTCAGAACTGCTCCTTCGGAGAGTTCACCCAGGTGCATACCCGGTTTGAAGCGTATCAATCTTCTAAGGATCTCCATTCACTGGCTGAGCTGGCAGCCATTCTTTACCGCCGAAAAAAGCCGTTTTGGGTGTTTCGAAAATTCTTCTTGGAATCTTCCGATCCCAGGGTGAGCTTCAGTCAGCGAACCGTTCGCCGAAGGGCAAGAAGGTTTGAACGGCTTGATCCGGCAGTACTATACGCCGTCTTTTTGTTCTTCTGCGGATGCGTGAACGCCCTTCCCGGGAGGTTTCCCAACGTGTACCGGCAGAAAGAGGATTCTGTGGCTTCAGATACCCTTTCCGGATGGATATCCCTGATCATCTCCCTGGCCGACGGGAGGACGGATGATAAGGCCCTTGACCGGGTCACCCGCTCCAATCTATACAACGTCTTTATGGGACTGGAGTATAAGTCGATCGAGTATTTCAATTACATGGAAAAGATATCCCGAAAATGAAGGAATTTGACCTGCTGCCCTATATAACCTACTTTAAGAACCTGGCCGGAATGCATAAGGCCGTCAAGGGGTTCTACATCATGGACATCAACGAGGTGATGGAGGATATCCGTAGCGATCTTCTCTACCCGGCCCTGATCCTGAACTCCGTTAGCGGATTCGTTTCGCCAAACACCACCCGGGATAATTTTCTATCGACCGTCAAGTCCGGATTTCTGGTGATCGACCACCTGGAAGACCCTTCAGATTTTGCCCTGGAGATGTCTATCCTGCACAACACCTTTTCCATCGGGCGGCAACTCGTGGCCCGTATCCTGCAGGACTGCACAGATCCGCTATCCCATCCCTACCATCTGGATACCGCTTCCGTAAAGTTCGAGATGATGGATGCGATCTTTAACCACGACTTCGGCTTCATGTTCACCTTCGACCTGAAATATCGTATCGGTGATCTTCAGGTGGATCCGGATCAATGGCTCTCCACGGCCAAAACCACCCTGTCGGGCTTCTGAGCGGCGTTTCTGTCCTTTTTTTGCCGGCGCCACGGGATTTTCTTTGACCCATGGAACCACTGCAGGGAAGAAAACTCACCCAATACGAGATTGCCGATGCCTGGGCGCGGATCACCATCAAGCGATGGCGACGCAAGATGCATCAGCTCAAGGTCGGACAGACCGATCAGCTCTATTACTCCTTTCTCAAAGAGGTCGTGGGAGCAGCAAACGGAGATCTGATCAAGATCGATTTTGCCTTTAAGTATTATGGCAAGTTCACCGACATGGGTGTGGGCCGTGGCCGGAAAATGGCCGATGTGGGTCCTTCCCGGACATCTCGTAAGCTCCGTGGCCGGATGCTGGGCGGCGGCCGCAAACCCAAGAAATGGTACTCCCCGACCTTCTTTGCCGAAGTAGGACGACTGCGGGAGATCCTTGCGGAGCATTACGCTCAATTGGGAGCCATAACCATCGTGGAAAATATCGGCGATAATTCAATCACAAGGTAAGATGGCATCCAACCAGGAAACAGCCCGTGCAGAGGTCATTCTCAACGGCCAGAAAGCCAATGCAACCCTCAAGGAGATTGAGGCATCGGCCCGGGCCCTGAACGCAGAGCTTCGCAAACTTCCAGCCAACTCAAAGGAGTTTGCCGATAAATCCACTGAGTTTCAGAAGGTAAAACAAAGGTTATCGGAGGTTCGCGGCGAGATCCACGGCACCGAAAGTGCCATGTCCCGGTTTGCCAACAGCGCAAACAAATACTTTCAGGCGATTACCCTGATTACCGCTGCCATAGTCGGAGTGGGCGCTGCCATTAAAGGGATGATCGACGGCAGCGCCAAACTGTCGGATGCCTTTGCCGACATCCAAAAGACCTCCGGGCTGTCGGCTCAGGAAGTAAAGGAGCTCTCTTCCCAACTGAGCAAACTCAATACCCGGACGGCCAAAAAGGAACTGCTGGAGCTGGGCTATGTGGCCGGCAAGCTGGGCTATACCTCCAAGGCCGATATCATGGGATTCATCAAGGCGGCCGATCAGATCAACGTGGCCCTGTCTAAAGACTTGGGAGGCAATGCCGAGGAGTCGATCCGGCTTCTGGGAAAGCTCACAGATACTTTTAAGGTCAAGCAGGAGTTCGGCATCGAACAGGCACTTTTAAAAACCGGCAGCGCCATCAATGCGCTGGGAGCGGCATCCACCGCCAATGAGCAGTACATCGTGGAGTTCACCAAGCGCCTGGGCGGGATCGCTCCTCAGGCCGGAATGTCGATCGCCGATACGCTGGGACTGGCAGCCACACTGGACCAATTGGGACAGTCGGCCGAGATGTCGGCCACGGCCATGAGCCAGCTTATCGTCAAGATGTTCCGCAATACATCGGAATATGCGCAGATCGCCGAGATCGACGTAGGGAAATTCACATCCCTGCTGAAGACAGATTCCAACGAAGCGCTGATCATGTTCCTGGAAGGACTTCAGAAGAACAAAGGCGGACTGCAGGAGCTGGCCGAGAAGTTCAAGGAGCTGGGAATCGACGGCAGCCGTGCCATCGGGGTGATCGGTGCGCTGTCCAATAATATTGATGTGCTTCGCACCTCCCAGGAGCTCTCCAACCGGGAGTTTGCCCTGGGAACTTCCCTGACCAACGAGTTCAACGTGAAGAACAACAACATGGCCGGCAACCTGGAGAAGGTTGAAAAATGGCTGCGCAAGTTGTTCGTCAACTCCGAGATCATGAGCGGGCTGGGCCGTTTGGTCAAAACCTTTGCCGACTGGGTGGCCGTACCGGTCTCTCGGGTCATGGAGGATGAGTACCTCCGTGTAAACGCCCTTGCTTCGCAACTGGCGGAAGCCAACACCAAAGCTGAAGACCGGAACAGGCTCTATCAGGAACTGGTCTCCATTGCCCCTTCGGTTGTGGAAGGGATCGATAAGGAAAACATCTCCGTTTCACGGCTAAGGGATAACCTGCGGTTGTACAACGAGCAGATGATCAACAAGATCATCCTGCAGAAAAAGGATGAAGAAGTGGTCCGGTTGCAGGAACAGGTGGCCGAACGTCGTGAAGAGCGCGTGAATCAGGAAATGAATACCCGCCGTGAACTGGCAAAGGTAATTAAGCAGGTAAATGAATCCTCCAGTGCGGACGGAGAAGCCATGCAGCAAATCTATACCTCTCAGGTGCTTTCTCTGGAGCATAAGCGCGATGAGATTATCGCTTACATCGAAAGTCATGCCGGAGTGGATCAGCGGCTGGCCATGAGGCTGAAGACCGGAACGATGGTGTTCCGTAACTACGCCGATGAAGAACAGGCATTGTTGAATGATATCGAGCGTGTCCTGAAAGAGAAAGACGATCTGTCGGC